ATCTGTCCAACCCGACCGATCGTGCTGCCCGTGAGGCTGCTGCGTTTGAGATCGAGGCTTCGGAGGCTGCTGCCGCCAAGCTCGGCCGTCAGTCCCGTGGCATCACCGTGCCCCAGGACGTGCTGCGCCGCGACCTGAACGTGGGCACCGCTTCTGCCGGCGGCAACCTGGAAGCCACTGAACTGGACGCTGGTTCCTTCATCGACTTGCTCCGCAACGCTTCGGCTCTGGATCAAGCTGGCGCCACCGTGCNNATCAGGTGAGCCTGGTGCCCCGCACCGTGGCTGCCTACACCGACTTCAGCCGTCGTCTGATGATCCAGTCCTCCATCGATGTGGAGAACATGGTGCGCAACGACCTGGCCAGCGTGATCGCTCTGAAGATCGACTACGCAGGTCTGTATGGCACCGGCGCCAGCAACGAGCCTCTGGGTCTGAAGAACACCACCGGCATCGGCACCGAAGACTTCGCTGCTGACGCTCCCACCTTTGCTGAGGTGGTGGCACTGGAGAGCGACGTTGCAACCGCCAACGCTCTGCTCGGCACCCCTGTCTATCTGATGAACGCCGCAATGCGCGGCAACCTCAAGACCACGAAGAAGGACGCCGGCTCCGGCATCTTCATCATGGAAAACGGTGAGGTGAACGGCTACCGCGGTGTGCTGTCCAACCAAGTCGCTTCTGGCGATCTGTGGTTCGGCAANNGATCTGATGGTGGACCCCTACACCCACAGCACCAGCGGCACCGTCCGCGTTGTGGCGATGCAGGACTGCGACATCGCAATCCGTCATCCCGAGTCCTTCAGCCGCGGCAACAACACCCTCTGATCATGTTGATCAAGGTCCTACGGCAAACCGTGCTGGCAGGCCAGGTGGTTCGTTTGGGGGAGGTTCTTGAGGCTTCCCCCTCGGACGCCAAGTTGCTGATCGGTATCGGGAAAGCTGTTGAGGTCGCCGAACAAGTGGCCGACGTGGTTGAGGAAATTTCTCAACCTGCACCCAAACCATCTACCCCTCGACGGAGGGCTAAATCATGACCATCCACAACCTTGGTTCCAAGACCACGGTCCTCGGTCTGCTGCGCAACGACGTTGTGGCTGCAACCGGGACCGGCTCTGCCATCGATTTGCAGGGCTATGAGGGCGACATGGCTGTGCTGCTGGACGCCGAAGCTGGCGGTGCTGGCATCACCTACGCCGTGAAGCTGACCGAATCCGACACCTCCGGTGGTTCTTACACCGACGTGAGTGGCGGCGCCTTCACCACCACCTCCGCTAACACTGCCTCGCTGCAGAAGATCTACGTCAACGTGACTTCCCTGAAGCGCTTTGTGAAGGTCTCTGTGACGGTGGCTGGTGGCTCCGGCGCCGGTGCTGTGGCTGTGCTCGGTCTGGCTTCTGCGAAGTACGGCTGATCATGGCGCTGACGGAGGATCTGGACATCTTCCTGGCGGACTTTGGCGTCAGCTGTACTGCTGGCGCCACTACCGCTAACGGAATCCTGGACATGCCCAGCCAGGTGATCAGCGATGGGATGGTGCTCACCACCGACTACACGCTGACCGCCAGGACCTCCGCCTTCGGCAGTCTCATCCGCGGCGATTCGATCACTGTGGATGGGACTGCCTACACCGTCCGCGAGACCATGCTGCTTGACGACGGAAAGTTCGTTCAACTCGGGATCCAGAAGACATGAGCGGTCCCTTCAAGGTCAACACTCGCAGCCAGTGGTCAGCGCTGAATCCAGTGCTGATGGCAGGAGAACCTGGCGTCGAGAAAGAGACCGACAACCTGAAGATCGGCGATGGCCTGACGCCGTGGAATAAGTTGCCCTATCACGGCTGCCCTGGATATTGGGGATCCTTCTGGGATGAGACCTCACAGGTCGCAGCTGCGATTGATACGGCCTATCCGATCTTGCTGCGCAAGGTTGATCTGGCGAATCGCGGCGTAAAGATTGTCTCGAACAGCCGCATCACAGTCGACCATCCGGGGATCTATAGCTTCACGTTCTCGATTCAGTTCACGAATAGTGATGTGCAGATCCATGACGTGAACGTCTGGCTGCGCAAGAACGACAGTGGCAGCAGCGGTGATGTGCCTGCTAGCGACAGCCGTTTCAGCATCATCGCTAGCCACGGCGGTGTGGATGGCAATGTGATTGGCACGGTGAATTTTGTGCTGGGTCTAGTGGCTGGTGACTACATCGAGCTGATGTGGATGACCAGCAACGTGGCGGCCTACATCCACGCTGAAGGCGCTTCCGCTAGTCCTGCGCATCCGAGTATCCCTGGCATCATTTGCACAGTGGTGCAGGTGGCTTCGGCATGACGACACGGCGTGAGTCGATCCTGGCCAGGATCCGCACCAACCTGACCGGAACTACTGGGGTCAGCACTCGGATTTATCGCAGCCGGGTCGAGCCGCTTGCTCGTGGTGAGTTGCCGGCACTTGTCGTTGAACCGATCAATGATGTCTGCGTGCAGCTAACCAGTGCGCCGACGCTGGACTGGAGCCTGACGGTGCGCGTTGCGGTGATCGTGCGCGGGAATATCCCTGATCAGGTTGCTGATCCGATCATCGAATCACTGCACGCAAAGATCATGGCCGATCTCACCTGCAATGGTTTCGCCTATGACGTGCAACCGACTGGGGTTAGCTTTGATTTGCAGGAAGCAGATCAGCCATCTGGTGTGATCTCCTGCGACTTCGTGGTGAAGTATCGAACTCAGGTGGCTAATTTGGCTCAGAGTCCGTAGTAGCTACGATGATGGACGAATACCAAGGCCAGGGCGGCAGCTATCTGGTCGACAAGAAAACCGGCAAGCGCAAGCTCGTCCACCGGACTCAGCCGGCTCCCCATCCAACACCCGAGGTAGCCACCAATGGCCTCAGTTCTGACACGCCGGCGCTTGATTCTGGCGAAGATTGAATCGACCTACGGCACGGATTCCACTCCGACCGGCGCTAGCAACGCGATCCTGGTTCGGAACCTGGAGATCCAGCCACTGGTCGCCGAGACTGTGAACCGCGATCTGGTTCGCCCTTACATGGGGCAGGCCGATCAACTGCTGGCACAGACTCGCGTTGAGGTGAGCTTTGAGGTTGAACTGGCTGGCTCCGGTACTGCCGGCACTGCTCCTGCCTACGGTCCGGTGCTGCGTAGCTGCGGCTTGAGCGAGACGCTGGTCACCAGCACGAGCGCCACCTACGCGCCCGAGAGCAGCGGCTTCGAGAGCGTCACCATCTACTACCACGAAGATGGGATCCGCCATAAGGTGACCGGCTGCCGTGGCACCTTTGAGATCACTGGTGAGGTTGGCCAGATTCCAGTGATCGCATTCACGATGACCGGCATCTATAACGCTCCGACCGACGAAACCCTGCCGACCCCGACCTACGCCAACCAGGCCACCCCGCTGATCTTCAAGCAGGGCAACACCACCAACTTCTCCGCCTTCTCCTATAGCGGCTGCCTGCAGTCCTACAACTTCAGCATCGCGAACGATGTGATCTATCGCGAACTGGTGGGTTGCACCAAGGAGATCATGATCACCAACCGCGCCCCCAGCGGCACGATCGTGATCGAAGCTCCGACCATCACGGCCAAGGACTTCTTCACCATTGCCACCGGCAGCAGCACTGGCAGTATCACCTTCCAGCACGGCACCACCGGCGGGAACATCTGCACGGTGACCACTGCGCAGTCCGACCTGGGCAACCTGACCTATAGCGATCAGGACGGGGTGCAGATGCTGAACATGCCGTTCATTGCAGTTCCGACCAGTTCGGGCAATGATGAGCTGAGTCTCGTTTTCACCTGACCTTGGCTTTTGTACTGAAGCAGTCGGACACCTACAGCTGGCCGATTGCATTTGATATCCCCGTCGACGGTGGCCGTATGCAACGGCAAACCTTCGACGGGGAGTTTCGTCGGTTGAGTCAATCTCGGATCACCGAGATCGGCCAGCAGATCAAATCTGAAGAAATCACTGACGCTGACTTGGCGGCTGAGGTGCTGGTCGGCTGGTCAGGTGTGACCGATGGCGATGGCAAGGATGTGCCCTTCAGCCAGAAAGCGCTGGAGCAACTGCTCGATGTGCCGATGCTGGCGAGCGCCATCACGGTCTCTTACTTCGAGAGCCTGCAGGGGGCTAAGCGAAAAAACTGATCGAGGCCGCTGAGCATTGGGCAGGCGGTGGCGTTGTAGACGAAACCGCCGACGATGCCGCGGCCTTTGGCCTTCCGTTGCCGGAATTGCCACAACCGCCGGATGAAGACTTTGGGATCTGGCCGGAGAACTGGCCGGTAGTCCAAATGTTCCTGCGAGTCCAGACGCAATGGCGCACCACGATGAGTGGCGTGATCGGTTTGGACTATGCAGCGGTGCGTTGGCTGTTTAAGCTGTACGACGTAGAGGAACCGCGTGCGCTGCTGGAGGATCTTCAGGTGATGGAGGCCGCAGCGATGTCGGTGATCAATAAACAGGGGGCATAGCCATGGCAATGAACATGGATGCCTTGCTCAAGATCACCGCGAGCGTGGCAGGTGAGAACAATATCCGGCGGCTCGGCAACTCCATGCAAGGGTTGGAGGGCAGGATCAAGAATGCAAGCCTGGCCACGAACATTCTCTATACCGGCCTCAAGAGTCTTGCCGCTGTTGCCGTTACCGGCGGTGTTGTGGCAATGGCCAAGAGCGCGATCGATCTTGCCGATAACATGCGCGACCTATCGCAGCGCACTGGCGTTGGCATCGAGACGCTTGGCCAGTTCAAGGTCGCGGCCGAGCTGAGTGGCACCAGCATTGAAGGCGTTGCCAAGGGACTGACGCTGCTGAACAAGAACATGGTGGCCGCGGCCACTGCTGGCGGACCTGCGGCGGCAGCATTTAAGACGATTGGTGTAGCCACTACCGAGGCCGATGGCACTCTGCGAAAAGCCGACAAGGTGTTCCTAGATGTTGCCGATCGCTTTGCCGCGTTGCGTGATGGTCCTGAGAAGGCCGCGCTGGCGATGAAGATCTTCGGCAAATCTGGCGCCGAACTGATCCCGATCCTGAACCTTGGCAGCAAAGAGATTCAGCGCTTCGGTTTGGGTATCGGTCCAGACTTCGCCAATAAGGCCGACGCCTTCAACGATTCACTAGGAATCATGAAGGCGCAGGTGACTGTGCTCACCGTGCAGATCGGCTCGGCTCTGCTGCCTGTGCTGAGCGGTCTGGTGACTGTGGTCGGGCAAGCCGTTACGTTCGTTGGCAATTTGGCGACCGAGTTTTACAAGGCGATCGGCGGTGCAGCTGGTTTGCAGCAGATCGCTGCCACATTGATCAAAACGATGGTGGTGCTGGGCAGTGTGACTGCCGGAGTCTTCATCGCCACTAATGTGACCACCTTTGCAACGGCGCTGCGTGGTGTGCTTACAGTGCTGCGTCCGATGGTGATCCTGCAGCGCACGCTGCTTGCGATCGAGACTGCTCGCGCTTCGGTGTTGGGTGTGATCGCTGCGTTGCAGACTCCTGGACCTGCTCAGACAAAGGCGATCGCTGCTGTTGCTGCCGGCACGCTTGGCACGTTTGCTCTGGTCGCTGGTGTCGGCAAAATGATCGACGACCTTACCAAGCGGATTGGCGACACGCTCGGGAAAGGCTTGCAGATGCCCAACATCCCGACGCCTGCGCCTGGCACAACGCCAGACATCAGTGGCCTGCGGACTGGTGATGGTGGCAAGCAGAAAGCGAAAGACGAAGCGGCACGTCGCAAGGAAGCATTGCTCGCTTCTCAAAGAGGGTTACAGCAGTCGAAAGCCGAATTGGCTATCGCTCGTGAAACCAACCCAGTCAAGAAGATTGCGTTGGAATACGAGGAGAAACGTCGCGCTCTAATTTTTGCATCTGACAAAGCTTTCCGTGAGGCATTGAGCGGTGAACAGCAGGCCAACATTCAACGACAGCGTTCGATTGATTTGCGCCGGTTGGAAATTGAACGGATCGACGCCGGCATCCAAGCTTTTAAGGACTTTTATGGCGCCGGCTTCGAGGCCGGCATGAGCGGCGAACTGTTCTACATCTCTGTCGAAAAAACAACCAGCGCGATGGAGGACTTCAACGCTGGCATCAGTTCCTACATCGAAAGCATCGGCACGCTGGGATCAAATCTCAGCAATGTCGCTACCACTGCATTCAAGGGGATGGAGGATGCAATCGTCAGTCTTGCGACGACTGGTCAATTCAACTTCAGGCAGTTTGCGCTTTCCTTTGTCGAGGACATCACGCGGATGATGACCCGGCTCTACATCATCCTGCCTTTGCTTAAAGGCTTGAAATCCTTGACTAGCGGCGGCGGTGATTTGCTAAACATTGCCAGCGGTTTGAATCCTTCTGTTGGCTTTGGCGCTTCATCCTTCACAGGCTTTGCCATGGGTGGAGTGGTCAATCGCCCGACGATGTTCACCTTTGCCGATGGTGGAGCTGGCCGACTCGGTTTGATGGGTGAGGCTGGAACAGAGGCAATCCTTCCCCTGCGCCGTGGCCGTGATGGGCGATTGGGAGTGCAGGCTGGTGGTGGCAGTGAACCTGTCAGCGTGACGGTGAATGTTGATGCAAGTGGCAGCAGCGTCGGCGGTGACACAAGCAAGGCAGGCCAGCTGGGCAAAGCTGTCAGCCTCGCGGTACAGCAGGAACTCATCAAACAAAAACGCCCTGGAGGACTTCTGAGCTGATGGCAACTTTCACCTACACCCCTAGCTTCTCGGCTGATTTGCAAGAGCAACCGCAGATCAGGACCGTCAAGTTTGGCGATGGTTACGAGCAACGGCTTGCTTATGGTCTAAACACCCAACCCAAAGCCTGGTCACTGCAATTCAATAATCGCGACGATGCAGAGCGCGACAACATTCTTGCTTTCTTGCGTGCTCGTGGTGGTGTTGAATCTTTTGACTGGACTGATCCAAACAGCTATGCAGGCAAATGGGTTTGCGATGAATGGCGCACTAGCCAGGTGAGTTGCAACTTTAACAACATCACCGCCACCTTCCGCCAGGTATTTGAACCCTAATGGCTTATACCGCCTGGAGTGCCACTACTGCTTATGTCGTTGGTGACATCGTTCGCGCCACGACGCAGACCGGCTTCGGCTTAGTCTTCCGCTGCCTCACTGCTGGAACAACCGGCGCAAGTGAGCCTGCATGGCCAACCAAGGTCCACAAAACCACTCCACCTTTAACTGGTTATTTCACGCGATCCACCACAACGCTGACCGCAACCGTCAACGATCACGGGCTTTCAGCTGCCAATGTCGTCTATCTCTCTGGCATCCCAACTGAAGGTATCTATACGGTTGCCAGTGTCATTGATGAAAACACTTTTACGGTCACGGTTGCTAATTCTGGCGCCACCAGCGGCCAGCTAATCAGCACCCAACAGGTCGAAGGTTTCGTCATTGACGGAACGGTTACCTGGATCGCATTTAGCGCCGTTAGTGAAGAACTGCAGAAGCTGGCGCCCAGTGCGGTTATTGAACTTTTCCAGCTGGAACTGATTTCCGGCGTCCACTACGCACCAGCCAGCCCGCCAGCTACCACCACTTACTACTTTCACGCTGGCACCAATGAGCTGACTGCCAATGTCACCTGGAATGCTCAGGCTTATAGCCGGTTTCCGGTACAGGCTGAGGGCTTTGAGTATTCCGGCGCCGGACAGTTACCGCGTCCAACCCTGCGTGTCGCCAATTTGAATGGTCTGCTGACTTTGGCGCTGCTGGAAGTCAACGCCTACACACCTGGCAATGACTTGATCAACGCCCGCGTCAGTCGCATCCGCACGTTGAAGAAATACCTAGACGCGGTGAACTTTACGGGTGGCACCAACCCAAACGCTGACCCCTACGCCGAATTCCCACGGGAGGTTTATTTCATCTCCCGCAAGACAACTGAAACCCGCAACATCATCGAATGGGAACTGGCCAGCATTTTTGATATGCAGGGCGTCCGCGCACCAAAGCGCCAAGCGATCCAACGCTGCCAATGGGGATACAAGAGCAGCGAGTGCAGCTACACGCCGGTCACAAATTTCTCTGGGACGTTTAGCCGTAGTGGCACCACGCTGACGGTGACGGCAACTGCCCACGGGCTAGCGGTCAATGATGCTGTGTACCTTTCAGGCATCCCAACAGCGGGAAGCTACACCGTAATCACAGTGCCTGGCGCAAACAGTTTTACGGTTGCCGTGGCTGATTCAGGCGCTACATCAGGCAGCGTGACCGGCA